TAAGTGCCGCAAGATCATTTTGACTGATCATGCTGTCATCACTAAACCCTCCGGGGTTAGCGGTTAAAGTCGTCGAATACCCACCGCCAGAGTACCCGCCACGGTCATACTCTTCGCCTGCATGGGCAAGGCCAACATGGCCGCCCATTGAGGCATCTTTGAGCGCTTTTCCGTAATCAACGGTTTTATACCCGCCAGCAACACCAACGGCCTCTGGATGTCGCTCTTCAACTTCCTGCGCGATAAGGCCCATCTGGGTACGCGGATCGCCCTTCATTTTGTATGAATAGATGGGCTGACCGTCGTGCGTCTTACCGACTTCCTTGATGTCTTCCTTAAGGCGCTCATCCGAAAAGTATCCGCCCAGCGTTGTGCCGGTAGTCGTTGAACCGGACAACGCGCCAGTGCCTTCCGCAATACCTGCAAGGAAGTTGGCGACTTGGAACGGATAGGACTGCTGCTGCAGGAATTGGTTGTAAAGAGCCGTATCGCCAGCCTGTGTCGTCTGCTGTTGCAATTGACCCGCGCCAATCTGAGCCTGAGCGCCTTGCAAAGCAGCGCCCTGAGCGCCAGTACCGAGGCCAGCCAACGCTTGCGATGTTCCAGCGCCTTGCTGAAATGCAAGGTTGCCAATGTTTGCAAGCTGGTTTGCGCCAGCCAAGCCAATTTGCTGCTGGCCTTGAGCAGTCTGCAGGGCTTGGTTGTATCCCTGATTCAGGATATTGCTGTAGATATTGGCATTCGCAAGATTCTGCTGTTGATTCAAATTCGCAGCCGCAATACCAGCACGATCGCCACCAAAAGCACCAGATGAAATCGCATTGCCTAATTGCCCCGCCATTGCCTGTTGATTTTGTTGGTTCAGGAGTTGTTCCTGACTTCCAAGAACAGTGCCCAAATATGGGCTGAGATACTGGTTGATTTGCTGCCCAGTGAGCGGGGAAGAACTGGCCGCAGTTCCAGACTCGGCCATCGCGTTGAGTGGCTGCGTGTTACCGTATGCCCCCATCAGCGTATTGGTGGCAGCACCAAAATACGGTTGGGCTTGATTGGCGGCGGCGTTAACGCCGCTGATGCCTGTACTTTCTTGTGCGTTGACGGGCGCGACAAATGCGGTTGGATCAGTCGAGTACTGTTGAAATAATTTCCCGGCATCATTCTGAGCCTGCGCGTTGACGCTGTTGTACCGGGCAAGTACATCCGGTGGGATGGTTACCTGACTGCTACTTTGACTGGATTTGCCGCCCATAACTTAGTGCTCCGTTTCTTGCCACTTCCCGGTCTGTGCGCCATACAGGAAGAAGGCACCACTCGGTGGTCCAAACTGCCGTTCGTACATGCGAACTTTTGCTGCGGTGCGGCTATTTGACAAGACGCCAATGATCAGTGGAATTCCAAGGGTGTCGGCCACCTTCTTGCTGAATTCACACAATTGTTTTGCCCGTCCGCCCTTTGCGCTGCGGAATTCAGGGTAAATGAAAATCGCCTTTTCTTCGACAACGAGATTATCCGAGTACCACATATTGCCGATTCTGAGCAAAACGAGACCCTCAATTTTGCCACCCGGCTTCCCGATGACGGCGCAAATGCCGTGATCCTGATGCAGGGCAGGCCAAATCTCGGCCGCCAGCTTTTGAGGGTTGGGGTTCAAAAACCCGTTTTCCTCACAGGCAGACATGGCAAGTGCCATGATTTCATCCAAATCGCCGGGTACGGCGACGCGGATTTTCAATTCAGTAGCATCGGCAAGATTAAGCTCTTTAGTCACGCTTTGGCCCCGGTAGGTTTTTCAAGGTTTTAATCGTTTTTTCACGATATCGTTTCACGAAATCATCCAAAACCCGGTGACCGGATTCTAGGTCGCCATCACCGGCAAAACGCACTTCTTCGGGCGACAGGACGTACTCGCCACCGGCCGCCACGATCGGAACGGCGCTGGTTTCTCCGCCAGCCGCCTTACCGGCCATGCTTTCGTTGTAGGGGCCTGCACCCCCGCCATAAGGCGTCTGGCCGCCACCGTAGGGGGTGCCCCCAAATATCCGGCGCATGTGCTTAAACCCGGCCATCGTATTGCCTTCGCCCATAGCGCTTATAATGTCCGCTGGGATGACGTACGACCCAGACGGTACATGCATGGGCAGGTGGTCTGTGCGGCCTGCTACGGGGCTGTGGATCGGCCCTACATGCAGCTTTCCGCCCATTTTGGGCATATGTGCTTTCGGCATGTGGACATTGGGCATATGAGGGGGGTGAAAACCACCCCCAGCCTGCCCTTCCCGAGCCGTCTTGGCCGACTGCCTGAAGGCGTCTGCCGTGGGCGCTCCGGGCGACCCCGGCTTCCGCATATGCTCATGCGAGCCGTGGGCGATGCGCTCCTGCTTGGCGTGGATATTGGCGTAAAGGCCACCCCCGGCGGCGTTTGACTGCCGAGCCGTATTCAGGGCGGCAGCAATGGCCTGATCCTTCGGGTGCCCGGCATGGATCATTTCTTCGATATTGTGGCTGATGGTTTTCTGGGATTTACCCTTGGAGAGCGGCATGAAAACCTCACGAATAACTTATGGTGACGGTTTGGCCGCTACCGGGAGCGACGACAATCCCAATGGATACTGGGATATTAACCACTGTTATTCCAACTGTCGTGGGAATAATGAAAATTGGGCTGGAAGTTACAGTGGTGGATGAAGAATCATAAATATTGCCGGTAGCCGATCCGGCGACAATTACGCTCACTGTGGCGACCCTGCCAGAGCCATTTTTAACCAAGGTCGCCGCCGTAATGGCAGCTTTATTCTGCTGCCCCTGCACGTTGAGGTAAGTTTGAGCGGCATTATTGAGGGCCGTAACTATGTTCTTTACGGCTGTCAGAATATCGCTGAGTGAGGTATTTGCCATTTAGTATTTTCCATCCTGCTGCACGCGATATCGAATATTGCCGATACGCCAAAAGCTGTCCAAATCGTTGCTTGAAAGGCCAATTGACACCAATCGGCCACGGATGCGTGGATTAAACCAGTTGGTGGCGGTTGTCACCGAGTAAGGCCCATAAACAGCAATTTGAGCAGAAGATGAAATCAAATTGGTTGCAGTAGATACAGTCTGCGATACGCTGACTGTCCAGCTAGTGCCGCTACCGCCCGTGATCTGAGTGTTTGGCGCAATATTGGCACCACTGATGTACTGCCCTATTTTCAACACGCCTGTATATACAGAATTGACCGTCAACGTGCTACCAGAAATAGTTCCGATGAAGTTTGCCTGCGTAGCTGATGTTGATGGGAAATCTGTCACATAGAATGTAATTTGGACGGTGGCATTTAGCGGAGGGTCGCCGGTAACGGTAGGTGTACCGCCAAAATACCCCCACTTCATATCAGGCCAGACTTCATCAATGAACATCTTTACATCAGCTTCCGAAAGAGCAAACCACCCCGTCTGGAAGCTGGATAGCATGGCAGTTGCAGTGCCGTCTGTATTGGTGGCATTTGGCGATGTCTCATGCTGGTAAAGTTGCAAACCAGCAGGTTCAGCGCCGATCGGAGGACCAAGGACAGACTGGTCTACCCATGCAGTACGGCTTAAAGCACCGAAATCCCAAGCATTCATGAACACGTTATATTTAACGTATGCGTTGATTTCACCGCCATCACTGATGGTCGGATAAAACCAAGTGATTTCACCAAAGCGCGAATTAACAGCCACTCGAATTTTTTGTAAATTGCCTTGGTCAAGATCTTGGAAGATAACGTCCCATGCCGGGCATGGAACAGGCTGCACGCCATTTCCTGTAAGGCTGAAAAATTGTGATGGCCCCATCCAATAAACGACGCCATTGATTGAAGCAGCGGCTTTACGGGAAATTAACCCGCATCCGGTGCCTATCTCGTTGAAGCTATAAACATACGGCGGCCCGATATATTGCATCGACCACACATCGATATCTGTCCATATCAAACCCTGTTGAGGGCCTTGAATCGCGCCAACAATCTTTGAACCTTTTGGAAGGCGGTAAGAGCCAGCCTGATTGGTGATCGTTGGAATCCAAGTATTGTAGTTGTTGACATCGCACCAGTTGACGAGCAACGGATCTTGTACTCCAGTCGAGGTGGAACCCCATGCGATAATCTGGCGTTGTGGCATCGCCACAAAAATTCCATCATTGATAGGCGGGGCGTTGTCGATGATGGACGCATAGCTGTTTGTGGAGGTTGGATCATATTGATAAATGGGCTGGAATTGAGGAGTCCCACTGGCATTAGGGGAGATTGGACAACTAATTAAGATTTGCCCCCAGTTGTCCATAGTCCAATCAGTTGCCGAAATTTCAGTTCCTGTGGCCGGTGGGACAGAAGAACCGTAGCTATACAACCCACTACCATACGGGCCTGCTCCATAAGTATATGGAAGGATCTGCCCTGTACCATAGCTATAAATGAAGTAAACATTCCCGCCGTTGATGTATCCAGAAGATCCATTTCCAGTAGTATTGCCATTGATGATGAAGTTATTGGCATCAATTACGGCTTCAACTATGTAGTTTCCGTAAAAAGTAATACCACCAATAAGCGTTGATACTAATACAGGGTATGTGCTTCCGACAGAATACCCATGACTATTTAAGGTAACATTTACTTGTGTTTGGTTTGCCGTTGTTTGAAAAAATGCCACGCTTGCTGACGTAGAAGTAGAAGTGGCACCAATCAAATTACCCAGAACATCTCTTGCAAGAACGTAATATTTTGTTGGATCTGGAATGGTGTATGTCGGGTTACATTGATAAACCCCAAACAAAACCACTCCACCAATACTAATATGTGTAGCAATATAGACAGAGTCATACTGGTCTATTTCTCCAACAAAAGTATCTGTGATCTGGATTAACGCACTTCCAGATGTTGAAGAAGCTTGCGGAGTAATGCTATTGGTTACAGATGTCCTTGGGGTGATATCTGCATAGCTTGAAGCTGGATCATTGATAACGCCAAGCGTAGCCGTACCAGTGGAAATAGAATTTTGAGTGCCAAAAGCCAAATGCTTATTAGCGTTTGTGTCTTCCCAAGCCCACAAGGCACGGATAATTGCTGGAATAGAAATATTGCCGCTGTAGTATTTAAGCCACCCGCCAAGCTTTTGAATTAATCCAAGGCCATTCCTGTCAGGTATAAACCTAACTAGGTTTGAAAACGAAATGCCAGCCTCATTGAGTGCTGGCGTCTCGTTCTGGTCAATTCCCGGCTTGAGCTTTATGGATGCATGCGGCACTTAAATCACCGTGTCGGCGTCGCCGCTTGAGAGGTTGATTCAGAAGACCACGCATCGGCCTGAAACTTCTTGCGGTACTCTTCGACACCAGCGCCGCGAACGAGAGCCTGATACTGGCTTTCGTAGCTCTGCGCCATCTGCGGATCGTCACTCTGTCGTCCGAAGTTACGCTGGTATGCGCTGATGTAGACCATGCTTGCCATGATGAGCAGATCCGGCAGGTAGGTGCTGATGAACGTCGTGCCAGTGGCCGCCAGCGAAGGCGTAGCCTGCTGGTACAGGGTCGGAAGCCTGATGGTTCCGGTCACATTCAGGTTATACGCATTATCCGTATATGGCCCGAAAATGATGTTGTTGTAGGTATCTCCGCCCGTTGATAGATCGCCCCCAGTCATGGCGAAATACTTAGGTGCAGCGTAGTAGTACGGATTGCTGAATACGTTTTGGATGAATTCCTTGCTGACCGGCAACAGCGCGTAATAAGTATTATCCGTAAGCTGCAAGATCAGGTTCTGTACGGTCACGAAGTCGTTTACCGAAAGCTGCAAGCTATTGGTATAGGCAGTCAGGGTATATGTCCGTGTCGTCAGCGACGGCAACAAGTCCAAATCGCGCTGTATACGCAATTCTGCGTAGTTAAGCATTTGCGGGATGATGGCATTAAATGCCGCATCCACGCCCTGCACAACGCCGCTGACCGTCGTCGTCTGGACGACAGCCATCGTACCGATCTGGGTAACGTAGCCATTGTAGGTCAGCGGAGTTGTGTTGGGCGCTGTCATGGCAGTTACTTCACATCATTTTTGATTGAATCAACAGCCGCCGTGACATCAGCCTTAACGGCAGCGGCATCGGCGACAGCCACCTTAACCTCAGCGTCGGCCTTTGCCTTATACGACTGGCAAGCCAGCCAGCCACCAACGGCACCAAGAACAAATGAAACAACCATATATCCAAGCATTTCAATCACTCCTTATACAACCGTTTTACCGGCATTCAGGTCTGCGAGGGTCAAGCCACCTGTGTACTGGAAATGCGCCAGCTCTTTGAAGCTTTTCCACTCGCCAGCCCAGTCAAGGCCAGCGGCCTTGCCAAGCGATCCAATCTTTGCCCAAACAGGATGGCTGCCATCCCAATCAGGCTTGCCATTCACAAGAGGTACAATATCAATAGCACAACGAAAATTGTGATAAGACTGACCTCCCTTTGCGTTAGTGACGATATTTCCCGGTGCAGTTCTTCCTTGAGCATACAAAGCATCCTGAGATTCAATATCTCTATAAGTGGAGGTGACAAGTAGATCAATACCTTCGCTTTTGCATAAAGCAATGAAGATATCTACCTTGGCACGAACCGGCGAAAGCAATTCATCCAAACTAC